TTAAAGATATATCTCTATTAAAGAGATATATCATATTAGGTTATCTATTATAGACTATAGTTAATAGTAAGAGGAAGGTCTATTATAGTAGACTATAGTTAAGAGTCATCTAATAAGAGCCTACTTATATCAGTAAGAGGAAGGTTGTTGAGGAGAGAGTGAGATAAATATTGCACTGAACAGGACTATAACACCCCCCTTGCCCTTGAGATATTACTTAACTATGATACCTAACTTAACTCATAAAATTCTCTAATTAAAAATGGAACTTACGTTATGTCAACTATAGTAACTAAAAGTAAAGAAGAAATGGCTAGGGAAATGGCTTTAATAATGTCAAACCCTATCTATTTCCTTCGCTATGTTAAAATTCAAGAACCTGGTGAACTTTCTTTACCTTATGAACTCTGGCCACATCTCATTAAATTTTTTAAGTCTTTAGAGACCTATAAATTAAATATTTTAGTAAAAAGCAAACAGATTGGTATTAGTTGGGCTTTAGCGGCTAGATGTTTACACCGCTTATACTCACAAAGGGGGGCTAATATACTTGAACTCTCCAGTGGGGATAAGGAAGCGAGGAAACTTCTTAATAAATCCAGAATTATCTATCACAATTTACCCGACTGGATGAAGATTTATACATTAGAGCCTGACTCTGGTGAGCAGTTTGGCTTTAAGGAAATCCGTTCCTTAGTTACCGCTCTTCCTTCTACTGAGAAGGCGGGTATTGGGGAGACATCGGATTGGGTTATACATGACGAGGCGGAGTTTCACGACTACTTTGAGGTTAATTTAGGGCATACATTAGCTACGGTTTCCGATAGCCCAGACCGCCAATTAACTGTAGTTTCAACTGTTGATAAAACCAAGCCTGATAGTAAATTTAAGCAGCTTTATAAATCAGCTCAAGATGGATTGAATGACTTTCATCCTATATTCTTTGGTTATGACAGTCGCCCTAACAGGGATGAAAATTGGTTAGAGCAGCAAAAAAGGGTGAATGAAGCTACGCCCTGGGTTGTAGAGGCAAACTTCCCCCGAACTGTTGAGGAGGCTCTATCTCCACAAGCTCCTCAGTCGTGCTTTAATAAGGATAAACTAAATACTTTATGGGGAAGCTGTAGAACGCCCGAAGTTAGACAGGGGAATATCTACATTTTGCATCCCCCTAAAGTGGGGACACAATATGTAGGTGGGGTAGATGTTGGTGAGGGACTTGGTTTAGATTATTCTTGCTTTACTATTATAGGAAGATACGGGTTAGAGTCAGAGGTCTGTGCCGTAATTTACACCAATACTCTAGGAACAGCAGAGTTCGCCTACGATGTAGATAAACTAGGCAGGGAGTATCTTAACGCCCTTGTGTGCGTTGATAACATCGGTCTTGGCAGGGCTGTGGTTGATAAACTGGTTCAGTTAGGCTACCCTAAGTTGTATTATAGTGATAAAAAAAGACAAAAGGTTGGTTGGGCGTTAACTCGCCCAAACAAAAGGGAACTCGTAGTAAAACTCGTAGAAACTATCAATGATGGGAGTTTGATTTCTCGCTTCAAACCTCAAGTTAAGGAACTTATGGAGTATCAATGGGTGAATGGATATCCTGAACCCACTGGTAAGACACACGGGGATACAGTTATTAGTCTTATGTTAGCCAATCAAATGCTTTCGGTTCTAGGAAGAGCAGGTGAGAGAAAAATCCACATCCAGTATATATGACATATGGTATAATTAAATAGGAGTGAATTATGCCCCTTCCAACGGAAAAATTAACGAAGAAATCCAGTGATGACGAGGTAAGGAATGCAATTTCTTTATGTATTCGCTTTGCCCGCCGTGAAGGGCGAGAACCTGACCAAGCGGCGGCAATGTGCTACGAAAGTGCACGCAAAAATGCAGGTAGTCGCCCCTTTTTGAAAAAATAGGAGGACATATGTTTAAGACTGAAGATGAGATACTGAAAGCGGTTAATGATAAGAAAAAGGACTTTCAGAGTTTAAGAGACAGGTTTGAGGCAGATTACGGCAAATATCGCCTTACACCTTATAACAGGGGGAAGGATTATAAGAGTTTTACCTCTAATGCTCCTAGAACCTTAGCCGATAAGATTATAAACATTATATCTCAAGCACGGCAACAGATAAGAATACCGATTGATAAGGAACACGAAAGCGGTAGAGAGAAGATATCCAACGGTGAGAGATTACTTATTGGTCTGTTGAATATATCTAACAGTCGCCTTGAGTTGATGGGGCAGCCAAGCATTGTTGACCAGATGTCGTGGCACTCAGTCGTTAGGGGGTGGTATGCTCTTAGGGCGTATATTACAAAACTAACAGATGGCTCAACCTTCCCCCGGATTGATGTCTGGGATATGTTTCATACCTATTACGATATAGACGAAAATGGTCTTTTGTGGATTTGCCATACAAGACCCGCCACAGCTTCGTCAATAAAAGCGGAGTATGGGATTGATATAAAGAAGAAGTCGGCTGTTGTCTATGATTTTTGGGATAAAGAAAACATTTCTATCATTATTGAAAAGACCTTTGCTAAAAACCCCGAAGAACACGAACTTAAAAGAGTTCCCGCTTGTGTTTGTATGGCAGGCTCAGCCCCCTTTATTGCTTCGGAGAAATATGACGACACCATTAAAGATGCAGGGGAGTCGTGGTTATCTTCAAATCGTGGATTGGTAGATGCTATAAATGCACTTTACAGTGATATATTGACCATTGTCAACCGAGGGGCTAAAGTTCCTTTGAAGGCTATGTCGGAAGGTGGTAAATTAACACTTGATAATAGCCCGTGGGCTTTAGAAAAGGGGCAGGCTTCTATTATTCCTCTTGACAGTGCTAAAGGAGAGGACATCCTTCCTTTAATCCAGCCTACGATGCCCAGAGACGCTGCTGTCATTGCCAATATCTTTAGTTTATTGTGGCAACAGGGTGGATTACCAACATCCGCCTATGGTGAAATTGGTTTTCAGCTTTCGGGTTATGCTATCAACCAGCTTTCTAAGACGATGGGTTCGGTTATCGGTGTTGGGAAGGGGAATGTAGAAAAAGGTGGGAGATGGCTTATGAGAGAACTCTTGCTCCAGTTTAGTGAAGGTGGCTTTAAGGGAACTAAGGTAGAGGGTAGAGATGAAAAGGGTAAGTATTTCTCTACAGAATTGAAGCCTGAAGATATAAATAAAGATTGGTATCCAGAGTTTAATTTAATACCCGATTTGCCCGAAGATACGATGCAGAAGTTTGCTATGGCTAGGATAGCTCACGAAGGCGAGAACCCGCTTTTGTCGGCACAGAGCACAAATGACCGTATTCTTGGAATCCAAGACCCCGACCTTGAGGAAGAGATTAAACTTGAAGAGTGGGCTATGCAACTCCCCACCATCCGACTGCGCAGGATAGCAAATGCACTTAAAAAGCGTGGTCGTGATGATTTAGCCGAAGAAGTATTGAATATGCTTGGGCAAATTCAGCAGGAGGCAGCTCAACCTAAATCGGAAGCTGTCCAACCCGAATTTCAAACTGGCGTCCCCACTACAGCAATGCCAGCCGAAGAGTTAGGTAGGACACCGCCTACTATTCCAATGGAAGAGGGGGTTTAATATGCCAAAACTAAGAGGAGCGCAGGTTCAAGCAGCTCTTGCAGGTAGGGAGGCTTTTGGGCAACCCTATAAAGGACAGGCATTGGCGGATATGAAGCGAAAGTATGCTGCTATGCTTTCTAATTACGGCACGGGATTTCCTTATTGGGAGAGAGGGTTTCAGTATGGTATAAGTCCCGAAAAATATGCAAGCATATGGGCAAGCATCCTGAAAGCATCCCCCCAGAAAAAGTCCGAGATGCCTGATTTAGACAAATATGTTTATGGTTATACTGATATTCCTCCATCTGGCTTTACTCCAGCTAAAGGCTTTCCCTTAGGGGCAATTTCCCCATCCTCCTTACCCCGCCGTTTTTATGGGGTGGGAACATCTACCCTAGGGGGGGCACAGTATGGGGCGACAGGAACTCCCGCTGGGCAACAATGGTGGGATTATGGCACTGTTTATCAAGCGGGATTACCTGAATTTGAAGCCCCAGCAATGGAGCAGTATTTCAAAACACAGGGAGGGAATATCTATCAAGCCTTTCTGGCTGAGAAATACAAGGAAATGGAAGAAAAAGAGGCAAAGATAAAGAAGAAATATTCTCAAAGTAGGAAACAGGCATTAAAAAGACTTATGAAAGCACGGGAGGCTGGAGTAACACCCACCCCGACAAGGGGAAGCATACGTGGAAAGTTAAGAAGGCGAGAGGAACAAAAACTAGCAGAATTGAGAGCAAGAACCCCTACTACGGAGGAGTTTCAGGAGTATTTGAAAGATTATCCATTTTTAGAAAAATATCAGCGCATACCCAGAGCACAGAGGGGCGAATACCCCTCAAGATACAAGCCTCCGACGAGGTGGTTGCTCTATTAAGTGATACACATACTCGTTAAAATGAGTATCAAAGGGAGCTATTATGCCGAATGGCGATAAGTTTTTAGATAAATTAGCCACTCAGGTAGATGAAGATGATAGGGCTACTAGAAAGTCGGCAGACGAAGCTCTGGGGGAGTGGCTGGAGGGGCTGGAAGCTCAACCCCCTACCTATCAAATGCCACCCTCTATTCCCCCCGAAGGCATCCCTTATCCTGAGACCCCCTTGAGTAACATAACTGAGGCTATCTCTGTGGTGAAAAGGTCTCAGTTAACACATCGGGGTTTTATAGGACAATTGGAGCGAATAGTCACCCCTGACCTTACAAGAGAGCAACAAGCAGAATGGAATAGGAATTATCAGCGAGTGCTTGATGTGCTTTACAAATTACAAAAGGGGATAAGGGTTTCCTCAAGTGAAATCCTAGATGTAACATCAGAGATACAAAGTTCTTACTATACCCATTTATATCCCGAAGATATGATGCCTGGTCTCCTTCAACATATAGATTGGTTTAATAAGGCTGCGGTAAGCGAATATCAGAAAGTATTGGATGTTTTGAATCCGATTTATAGCTATTATATGGAGCAAGGTGGTATATCCCCAGAAGCCCCCCCAGAAGAAATACTCCCCGAAGAGTTACCAGTGGAGGAGGAATCCAAATTAAAGGATATTTGGGATGCCTTCCGCCTTGGGGCTACACAGATGGGGCATAGAACCAAGCAATATTTTTTGTCTACTATACCTGAGTTTATTTTTGCTAGAGGAGATACTGAGGAAGATATTAGGAAAAGACTTCAACAAACATTTAAGATGTCCGAAGGGGAAATAGCTGAATATATGGAGAGGCATTTTCCCCCAGCACATTGGGAGCGGGTAGCAGGGGCGGAGGCTTACAAGGAGAAGTTGAGAAGTCAGTTCAGGGAAAAATATCTTGAGGCAGAGGAGAGACACCTGGAGTGGCTAATAGCTCACCCTGAATTACAACCTAGAGAGGCGTGGGCTAAGGGGACAATTGAAACTATTAGAGAAAACCCTATGGTTCTTTTAGACCCAGCTTATTTAGCTTTTGTGGCTGCGGAAAGTGCTGCTTTTACCATTGCCTTTCTAGGAACTACCATTGGAGTTACTGCATTAACAAGAAACCCCTTCTTGGGTTTGGCGGCAGGAGTAGCAGTAACAACGCCCGCTCAATCACAAGATTTGTATGAAGATTTAGTAGCTAGCGGGGCTACAGACGAACAAGCTGCCCAGCTTACGGTGCCGATTGGCACAGTAATATCATCAATAGAAATAGTTGGTGCCTTCCCTCTTTTGAAAGTGCTATCTGGGCCGTTTAGCGATATTTTCAGGCGAAATATACAGAGGGAGATTGCCAGACGAACAGTAACCGAATTAACTAAACGGGGATTAACTACCTTCACGCAGGTTGAGATAGCCGAGGTAATGGAGGAGATTGCTCAGGGGGCTATTCAAGATGCTACTGTTAAAACCTTTGATGAAAACCGAGATTT